ACAATTTGGAATAAAGGACGGCAAAGTTGACGTAGTGAATCCTGATATTTTCTTGACTGGCGTATGCGAAACGATTCCGTGCAGCCAGAAAGCTGAGGAAAGCATCAATGGCTACAAAAAATAAGTTTGTAACTGGCTCTGGCTCTGGCTCTGGCGATGGCTCTGGCTCTGGCTCTGGCGATGGCTATGGCGATGGCTCTGGCTCTGGCTCTGGCTCTGGCTATGGCTATGGCGATGGCTCTGGCGATGGCTCTGGCTATGGCTCTGGCGATGGCTCTGGCTATGGCGATGGCTCTGGCTCTGGCTCTGGCTAATCAAGCGTGTGAACTAACTGAGGTGATTTATGAGTGATTTTAAAATGCGCATACCAGAAATTGTTTTAGTAAATACAAAAACTGGCACAACAAGAAAATTCAAAGCTCTAAAGCGCAAACAAATGAAGCAGGTTAGACAGGCGTTAGATAAATACAGTTCAGGATGCGCTTACGCGCCTTGCCTTGTCGAAGTAAAGCTTATTTATGAATTGATAGACTCTTGTATAGAAAAACAAAACGTTACTAATTGGGGGCGATAATGAACAAACTACTAGAAGCGGCTGAGGCTGTAATTTCAGATATTCATGTTCGTGGATACGTCACTTCGGAAATGTTGTTTGAACTTGAACAGGCCGTTGCCGAGGCGAAGCAGGGTGGTGCGCCTGTCGTTGAGTTTCAATACAAGGGCGCAACGATTAGCGGAAGCGCAAAGGACATCGCGGCAGTTCAGGAAATACTTGCAAGCGAACCGCCCGACCCTGTTGACGCGCTGATTGCTGAGATTGAGGGACTTCCTAGGCATACCGGCGACTTTATTTGCGCAGATAAACTTAAAGCCGCCACGGACAAATACCGGAGTAAGAAATGACCCTACACGCCCAAATCAAGCACTTCCTGAAAAACGTGAACTCGCCGGATAATCTTGATTCAGCGAGGGATAAGCTGGAAAAGGCTATTTTGTTGCTAAGAGATTCTCAGCTCGAACTTTCTGGCGGCACTCGGCCTCAATCTTTGCCTTGATTATCTCATCGCGGTATTGCCCTATGAGTAGGCGGTATCCGGCGGAATAGGCTGGCTCGGTTTCAGCGATTGGCGGTATCGGCGCTGGCAGTGGCTGGTCGCACACTGATTCCGAGCGCGGCGTTAGCGTCATCACGGGCTTGCTGAAGATTCCGCAGGATGTCAGTGTCAATAGCGCGACACTCAGGGCGAATGTACACAGTGCGGATTTTTTCTGCATCATCATTTGAGTCATTCCTGTTCTGGTTTAATTGCTGAGCCACAGCCGCGCCGGTTGCGGCGGCAATCGCCTCGATGTTCACATCCCGCTTGTCCTCGGCTTTCTCAACCTTAGCCGATGCCTTGCCATTCGCCGCCGAGCAGGCGTTACGGGCATTACTCCCGCCCCACCAGTACATGCCGCCGCCGAACAAACCAAGGGCTAGGACGAACGCTAAGGCGCGGTACTGGATGGGAATCATGCCTTTATCCCTCGCTGAATCTCGCGGGTGACGCTCAAGACAACGATTGTTGCGGCGCACCATGCGAATACGACAATCTCAAACGATGGCATTTGAGCGCGCGCCAAGGATATAAGTGCGCTTGCCGCCATGCCGAGAATAGAAATTTGATGCGCGTTTGAGCGAAAGCATTTTGGTCTGCCACGTAGCAGTAACAACATCATGCCGCTTAACGCGATAGTTGATATAGGTAATAACCAGAAGATAATCATTTTGCATTTCCCCAATTTTTAGCGCGGGGCTTTATTACATTTGATACACCCCAGCGAATTGAAAGTCCGAGAATACCGGCACGTGCTTCAACGGGAATTTTGCCAGCCATATCGCCAATGCCGAACCATGCAATATGCGGAGCGACAACGGCTAACATTGCCGAAGCGAATGCATATGCGAGAATACTGAGAATCGTTTTAAGTGCTTCCTTTGGTTCTTTCGCTTCTTCAAGGTACACCGAGAAGAATGCGCCGATAATTGCAAACACCCATGCCCATACGCCAAGGCCAAGCATTCCAGCCGATGCCGCGACAGTGGTCGTTGCTTTAATAGTTCCGGTTGCCGTCAACATTTTTTAATTCCTTCTGGTCAGAGCTATCAAGGATGTAAGTTATTGCCAGCCGTGCCAGCAGTAGTGCGCCTAAAGCAACAACAATAAGCAGTTCCATTATAGTGATTTTAACTGAAAATGCATCCCGTCCTTTTTGCTCCACACCCCACCCCAATCTAAACCGGCATCCGTGAAGCATTTGACAAGACCGGCGCTCATGGTCGGCTCTTTGCCGAAGCCGTTCCACGCCGCATTGATGTCGATAGCCAGCCCCCAAGAGTGTAGCGATGGTGAACCAGCGCCGCGCTTTTTGCGGATATTGAAACATCCATCCCATGTTTTAAGTTCTGCAATAAGGCCGCGCGCGATAATGTTTTCAAACGCTTTAGTCAGCGGAGCGACCATGCGCTTGTTGCAATAAACCCGCTTCGGGATAACGCCAATTTCAAGGTGTGCAGGAACATCCCAAACAACCATATCGCGCTCAAGCTCCGGCGCTCCGATTACCTTTAAACACTGTGCGCTAGTTATCATAAAAGCCCTCTATTTTAATTTAAGCAACCTCAACCGAGGCGGTGAATGTTTTAGTACCTACCAAAGTCCCGCCAGATGCCGCGTCATGAAACTCAAGCGTGAAGGTACGAGTGTTCCCCCCTGACACAAGCCTCAGGATGCCGATTTGACGTACTACGTTTAACTGATACCGAACGCCGGCCGTCAAACCGCCCATGATGTTGCCACTGCCGGTGCTTGAATAGCTTACCCATGTGGCAGGCGGCGAGCTTCCCCACCACTTCGGGCTTGCTGGCGCGGTCGATATATTCCCAGATAGGACAGCCGTGCCGTCCGTCTGGAAGTCACAGTAAGCGTAGGACTCGATGCCGCCGCCGTCCACATCCTCAGCGCTAAACGATGTGCTATCAAAGCCGCCGCTTACTGGCGCTTGCCCGTGGATAATCGTTGTGCCAAGGTAAGCGCGGCCTATCTCGGTCGAGCCGAGATACTGCTTCACATCAACAGTGCCGAGCTTGATAGCCATCAGTACTGAGTGACTTCAGCCCAGTCAATCGAGATTGCGGCAGACCATGTGCCAGTAGCAGGCACAGCCACAGAGCGAATACTAAAGCCTTCATTCTGCGCCAGCACAAGCGGATGCTCGCCATCGCTGACTTCAGCCTGCCAAAGAATTGTATTAGGCGCAATGATAGTGCCGTTCAGACTTGCGGTTATCGGGCAACCAGCCAAAATCGTTGACAGGCTTGCGCCTTCCAGCGTTTTAGTGCCAGCGCCGAGCGCCGCCGTGGTCGCAATCCGCATGTCGCCAGCAACAAGCAAAGTGTTACCCATGTTTGTTCGCCGCTTCAGCAAGGCCGCTGGCGTTACACCCGTGCCGCCAGTGCCTGCCGCAGACCATGCCGTTGATTTAACCAAGTCAATCTGCATAGGTACGCCAGCCGCGAAGAACGTGGTGCTGACAGATGCCGCTATGCGAATCTTGCGGATGACTGCCAAGCGGGTTGCGTCCTGCCATCGGAACTGAAAAATCTCACTGTTCGCCGCAAGAGCCGCTGGCAGAATGCCGGTGAATCCACCGTAAGCGTATGCGCCTAGAGTGCCGTGGTCAACAGGCCGTGGGGTTACACGTTGCGCACGAAAGGTTGTGCCGTCAACTTCCGCGATTGCGCCACCATTGCCCTGAATTTGAATGCCCATAATATTTTCCTTTTAGCCCCAAGAGGCTTGAACTGTGAATTTGCCGCGTAGCAAAGTTCCTTTGCCGCCTTTGCCGCCTCGGTTGTAATCTTCAACCGGCTCATTGAGCATGTTGGTATTTTTGCCGTAAATCGTAAAGCCAACGCCAGCCACGATATTGCCAGCCGTCACTGCGATGGTTTCAAGCCAATGCTCATCAGCCGAGTGGTCGGTTGTCGCCTTGGCATAAATCCAAGCGTTGACCTTACTACCAGCTACAATGCCAGCCTGTCCAGTAATCACGACACTGGCATCGCTTGCGCCTGAGCCGAAGTCAAGCTCGGCCTCAATGAAGTTTCCGCCACCACCGGACGGCGAATCGGTAATGGTGTATTGAGTGCCGGAATCCCAGCTTCCAAGCGCATCGTATTGTGCTTGCGTTCCAGTCCATACCTTCCAATCAGCGCCGCCAGAGCGCTGATTCGTTAAGCGCTCTGCTTCGCCTGATAGCATGGCCGCGTGAATCCGAGCGGTTTCAACCGTCCAGACAGAGCCGCCACCAGAAACAACAACATCGCCCTTGTCGCCATCGCTAACGCCGCCGCCGCTCGTATAAACTGGTATGTTCAGAACGCCGCCAATCAATGTTGCCGCGCCAGAACTGCCCGTGGTAGTAAGCTCAAGCGCAACTGGTGTAGAGGTCGGTTGCTGGACAAAAGCACTTAGGTCAACCAGTGTGCCGTCAAGGTTGTAAAGGTTGACACCCAAAGTTGCGCCAACCGTAGCGCCGCGCTCTACCTCATCGTAGCCGCCTTGCTTGTGGAGCTGGACGCGAATTTTCTTTGCCATTCATTAAATCCAACCCAGCCCAATAATGTGCTGGTGAATGTAGGCCGCTTTCAGTTGGTAGCCTTTATCGTTCAGGTGGATTGTGTCAGAGCGCAACGAGCGCGGCACTAAACCATCGGCAATATCGGCAAGGTCATTAGCTGAACCATCGCCCTGCGTCATCAAATAAGCGCGAACATTGCAGAATCGGTTGCCCCATGTTGCCGTGGCGTAGGCGTCAAACTCGTCTAGCGCGGCCTTGGTTGTAGTACCGCCCTCTGCCCTGTATGGCGGTATGACAATCCAGCGCTTGCGGCCTTTTGTTCCTGCAATACAAGTTTCAATGTTTGCGTAGGTTGGGCTCCAGCCACTTACATTCCATGTATCATTAGTGCCCATGCACAGAAGCTGAATCCAGCGGTCTTTCTCGGTGGTGTCAGCCACAAAGCGTGCAGTGATTGCCGCTGATGATTCGCCGCCCGCGCCTTTCTGGTCAACGAAATAGCCCGTCATTTGCTCAAGGCGTAGCGGATAGCTGAAAGCAATGGCTGTGCCACTGCCCGCAGTCATGCTGTCGCCCCACGCCTGCATGTGGCTATCCACGTTGTTGTATTGTTCTAGGTTTTGGCGCTCGGTAGTGGATAGCGATTTGCCAAATGCGCCAAATCCGTATATCCGACCACTCGCAAGCCACGAGCCGCCAGAGCCGCGACCCTCGCCCACAAAGAAATTGGGCTTCGTGCCGAACACGTTTGTATTGGCTACCGGCGTACCTACAAGACCGTTGCCGTAGTCTGTAATAAAGGACGATGTAAACTCACCTAAATCGAACTTGGTGTACCGTTTTTGCTGTGAAGTTCCCGCCTCGCCGTCATATGCGGAAATAGTTGAAGCGTTCCAGTCAATGCTACGAGCCAAGTCTAATATTTTTGTATCTACTGCCGTGTTCGTTAACGCTACCGCACCAAACACACCGCCAACCCTGTCATCGCGCGTTTGTGCAACCAACGTAAACGGATACGCGCTGACCGTATTCGTGCCGCTGTAAAAATCGCCGCCATCCGAAAACAGAAAGTAAGGCGCACCAACGCTACCAGCGTCAGCATCCCAAATCATTATATTGTTGACTGAGCCGCTAAAGGTCGATACTGTGAAATCCAGCGCATTGGTGTTAGTTGCGGTAATGTATTCTTCATAAGTGGCGCTTGCGGAGCGCGTCACGCCAGCTGTGCCGCCAAAATTAAGAGTTACCGAGCCAGCCGTGCGGACAACGGTATAGCGGACTAGGTACAATTTTCCTGCGGTTGCATTGGATATGTTGTATGTAAAATTGCCCGTTGCAGATACAGCATCCGCCATTGCATCCGTAATCGACCAGCCAGCGCCAAGCGTCCAGTTTGCAGGCGTAAAGAAATTGCCATCAGCCGCCATCAGGTTTGCGCCTGTTGGCGTACCGCGCAAGCGCATTTGATTGGCAGAGTTAGATTGCGTGATGATTGGAATATCACCACCACCACTGCGGATAGAGGCCACTAAGCCATTCACCGTGGCAGGCGTAGTACCGCCTACGTCAGAGAACGTGTTGCTTGTGGTAATCCGCATGGCTTCAAAGCCGCTTACACCGCCTGCAAACAAGGATGCAGGGGTGAAGCCGCCAACATCATCAGCAGGCTCAAACAGGCCGGTCTTAATTGCCTGAGAAAGCTTTCGGACGACCGGAGTGATGACTGGCTGAATGACGCGCGAGAGCATCAGTCTAAATCCAGCGCCGTGCTAACAGGATGGCGCGCGGTGTTGCGCGACACTCGCCAAATGCCATTGCCCTGCACATTGAATGGCGTATCAGCCGCATCGAATTGAAGGTATGGCTGGAAATCACTGCCGTACTTTTTTTCGAGAACGTAATATGAGCCGGTCGGCGCGGCAACTGAGCCGCTTGCCGCTGTAATAGTGACGGTTTTGCGCTGACCGTCCGCGAGAGTAAACTCGGTGGACGCACCTACGCCAGTACCAGCGGGGATTGCATTTGGCATTTCAGTATCCTCTTGTTAGGCAAATCAAATATGGTCTTTTTAGCGGTCGTATTCAAGCGGTTGTAGCACTATCGTTTTAAACAGTCCAGCATGGTCGGATGAATCTAATCTACATCGTGTTTGCTTTTGTATTCGGCATGGCTTGCGCCACGGCAATCGGGGTATTAGCTGGCCTTGCGGTAGGCTGTTTTGTAATAGCCGCTGTCACCGCGCCAGTATGGTTGCCGGTCGTCCTCATTCTGAAATCGAAACAACGTCACGATGCCAAGCCTTGTTGAACGATTTTTGCTGTTCAGCGCGCTCCCTGTTTAACTCTTTAATTTCCCTGTCACGGGCAATCGTCTTTTCGTTAGGTAAAATAGAAGCGCCAGCTTCCTTGTAGGCCGAACGGTAAGAGTCATTGCGCGCGTCAATGGCCTTCTCGGTTTGCTTGTAAAGCGCATAAACGGTATCGCCGCGAGCCTTCAACTTTGGATTGCCTGTTGAGGTCACACCAACGATGCGCGCGCCGGTCAACTCTGGAGTCCGCTCGATGAAGTATTCTGCGGCACTCTTGCCGTCTTGCTTAAAGATGTCCTTCAGCTCATTCTCAGCGCGAACAATTGATTGAGTCCGGTCGTAATACAGGGCTTGCTGGGATGCCACATCATCAACGCTGGTGAAGAACCGCTTTGCAATAGGGATGTCGCGCATGGTCAAATCAGCGCTTGCGTATGCCTTCTCACCGAGCGTTGCAACATCCAGCACGAACTTGCCTGCACCGCCACCAAGCTCTTTCAGGATATACTCGATGTCTTCCGGCGCGCGGTCGAACATCGAAAATGGCGGGGCTTTGTAGTCATCGCCGCCGCCAAGTCGGTTCAGGCCGGTAGCGGTAACTTTAAATATTTCCATAGTGTCCGGCTTTCCTACACTGGCAAGCGGGGCATCGGCTCGGTCATATGGGTTTTCTTTACGGATAGGGATTCCCAAACCGTCCTTGTTTCGGGCAATGTTGACCGCTGGGCGAATGGCTTGTGGCACTAAACCCCAAACCCCCTCATCAAGCGGAACGGGCGAGAACGATTCGACAGCCGCATTCATGATGTCGGCAACCGCAGTGACGAATCCTTGTTCTGGTCGCTCGCCTTTGTTGGTAATTGCATCAACCATTTTCGATGCGCTGTATGTAAATACGTTCATACCATAAGGCATCGGAATGGTCATGTAGTGCGAGGCATCGACCGGAATGACGATATTGCGGCGCTTCACATGGTCTGGAATTTTATCCCACAACGAATCTTCGTCATCGTCTTCTTTCAATCCCATTGCATACATTGCGGCAATGGTTTGCAATGCCGCCATCGTGCCAAGGTACGCATAGGTCTTGTGGTTCTTCATGACCTTCAGAGAACGCGCCGCGCCCTGCACCGATGCATTGAAGAACAGTAGCAGGGCATTTATTTGAGTTCCGTTCGTGCCTTTGCGGTTGAAGTTCACCGTCAGGTTTTTGGCGTACTCAGCCGCCTTCTCGACACTCATGCCGTTTTCGCGGAGCGTGATGTAGGCAGACAGGCGCAAGGCGTTCTCAACTGCATCGTTGATGTTTGAAACGCCGTCAGCCAGCAGTGCCGCAAACTTACGGACTCCCTGAGGGTCGAAACTTCCGAGCTTTCCGCTTCCGAGTTTAGCCTGAAGCTCCTCAACCGACTCCATGTGAACATAGCCCGTCTTGCCACCGGCCTTGGAAAACTCTTTAGCCCATGTGTCGTACTGGCTGTTGCCGCTTTTGCCGCGCGCATAGCGGTACGCCGCCGCCGCCGCGAACGGATAGTTCGATGCCGTCTTTGCCGCCAACTTCGTACCATGCTCGACAGCCATGCCGGTCAATCCGAAAATCATGTCGCGCGAAGCATTGACCGGAATGAAGGCTGGGTTGTACTGAGTCAGCACCGCGCTGAAGTAACGATTGACTTTTGCGGTTGCAGTCAGGAAGCCATTAAGGTGTGCAACGCCAAGGTTCTTCAGGCCAGCCATCAAGCGCGGGTCTTTAATCTCAACCTTGTAAAGCTTGCCGTTGTGCTTGACCGCGATGATTGAAGGGTCGCTCCAGTCTTGGACGACCTTTTCAGCCACATCGCCGTTTGCGTCAAGGTAGCGCATGGTCTGCACCGGCTCAACTTCCCATAGGGTGCTTGGGTTTGCCAGCACAAGGCGCATAAGCGCGCGGCCTACGCGAGCCTTCTCAGCCGCTACCAGCGAGCGCTGGGAATCGCCAATCACTTCGCCAAGGACATTCTTCGCCTCATTGCCAGCACCGCGCCCTAGCGCGTTCTTAATCAGTTTGCCACGACCATCCAATCCTTGCCCAGTGCCAGAGCCTTCGGATTCGTATTCATCCTCAGTGCCGCGCAATGGAACGTAGTGCTTGTACATAGAGGTCAGCACCGAATACGATGCGCTGTCAATCAGTCCGCTGTTGAACTGGCGGGTCAGCGTGTCTTTAATCAGCGCATCAACCTTGGCGGCAATGGTTTTAAGTTTGGTCAGCTCATCCGGCGAAAGTCCTGCAATGTATGCATTGGCATCGGCAGTTGTCATGCCAGAGCCGCCGTCAGGCATTTGCGGGTTGATGCTTGCAATACGCGCATTGCGTTCAGGGGCATGGCGCGCAACAAGGTATTCTTGAAGTTGCTCAGGCTTAACGCCAAGGCGATTCATATCTCGGTCAATCGGCATCCAGTATTTTCGCTCAAGTTCTTTCATGCCGTCCGATACGCGACCATGCATTAGGTTTTCAAGGCGGTACACATTCTGCGCGTCAGGCAATGGCGAGCCAATGCCTTTTTCAATCGCGGCCTGAACATCGCGCCAAGCCAGCATTTTGTCCTGAAGCGCCTCACGCGCTTTCTTCAATTCGCCGGTAACGCCTTCCCAAGTGTTCGTGTCGTAGTTCCAGCCAGCCGTGCCGGTGTACTTACGGGAAAACAATGGAACTTCGCCAGCCGCAACCTTGTCGCGCAGGGCTTGGGGAATGGTGAAACCGAGTTGTGCGCTTCCTTTGCTGGCATCAACTTCATCGGCGGAAACAACGCGAGAACCAGCGTGTTGACGCGCAATTTCATGCGCCTGTGAATCATAATCGGTCAACGCAATAACATCGCCATTAGGACGAACAACCGCAATGCTACCGCTACCAACATCACCAAGCGTCTCGGTGGTATTGACACGGATATGCTCAACCTTCCCGCCGCCGAGCTTCTTCAGCACGTCATTCGCAACCTGTGGCACAAGCTTATCGTAGAAAGCTTTCATGCCTTCGCCGCCAACTTTGAGGTCAAGGCCGGACAAGGTTTTATCGCCCTTGCTCGGCGCGGTTTCAATTATTTTTTTAGCCAGCTCTTTGCCGATAATATCTTCCAGCTCGGATTCTTTAGCGCGCTGTTTGCTCAGAATGCGTCCGCCGTCCAAACCATAGGCATAAACCCCGTATGTGCCATCTTTATTTTTCCAGTAAGTCACTTCCTTGATGCGCTTGCTCAGGTCATACAAATCCGCCGCCTGCTCACCGTTGATGAAGGCGATGCGGTCAATGTTGTTGTCCACGGCGTAGCGAATCATGCGCTTGATGGCAAGTGCCACCCATGCTTTCGTGTCGGTGACGAAGGGGGCTTTCGGAGTTTCTTTTGCTCTACGGTTTTTTCTGAACCTTTCGTCAGCAATTTCATCTGCTCTTCGACTATCAATAGTTTCAGCGATTATCCTGTCATCTGCAAAAACACCATATCCATTTTCTGTTTTTCTTACCTCAACCCTTTCCGCTTTATCGTCAGAGGCAAAGCCATCCTTCCGGCCTTTCTGCCCCCAGTCGGATTGGATTTCGTTGATGAACAGAACATCATTGCCATCGGCGTCCTTGCGGTCATCGAAGCGGATGTGGGCGAGGATGTTTTCTTCATCCCAGTGTGAAGAAGAGAATCGACCAGCACTGTCGCGGTCAGGCAACGTCAGCAAAAGCTCACGATATTTTGTGCCGCCTGCTGGGCGGTATTCGCCGAACTTGGTTACTTCAGTATCAGCACCAATATCATCTGGGTCAAGGTTAAGTTCTTCAGCAACCATTGACGGGTCGCCACTATAAAGAATTTCATCGCCTTCCATGACATCAATGACGCCATTTTCATAACGATACACCGAGCCGTTTTCAATTCCTGAAGATTCATCTTGGACATACGTTTCAATGTAGTTAGCAATAGCGCCTTCATCAATATCTGCTTCTTCGCGCTTCAACACTTCTTCAACGCGCACACCACCAGCATCAAGGTAGGCCGACACATCTTCCTTCGACAACTTGCCTTGTTGCAGGTCGAGCCATTCATTGATGCCGGTGTATTCCAGCTCATCAGCCTTAACGCCCATCTTGGTCGAGTTTGCGGCAATCCATTTTTTCCACTGGTCTGCGCTAACCTGCTTCAGCGGAGCGCCTTCAACCATTCGCGCCAGCGGCGAGAACGTCCAGTCGCGCGAGTCGGTTACGTTTTGTTTGCGCGAAAAGCTGACAACCGGAACTTTCTTTTTCAGGCCGAACAGAACAACAACCGGCTCGGTGATTCCGCCAATACCGCGATAGTCATACAGCGCGCCGTCAAATCCAGCTTCAACAACAGCTTCTTCAAACGCATCGGGATTTCTGCGGAACTGCTCAACAAGGCCAAGCGGGTCGGACTCGGTATCGTACAAGTTGTCCATGCGAACCATGTACCGACTGTTGCCGGATACTGCTTGCTCTTTGGATGGCACGTCTTCATTTGACTTGGCGTAGAAATACAAGCGGCGCGCGGTATCGCCAGCCTTGGCGGTTGCGCCATAATTGCCAATACCAAATCGGCGGCGCTCAGCACCAGCCGAGCCTGAGCCAGCATACCTTGAGTCAAGCTCAGATAAGCCTTGAACGCTAGAGTAATGAACTCCAACAACAGCAACCGAGTTCTGGCGCGGATTGCCGAAGGTTGGTACGTCTTGAGCTATTTCGGGGAGCTTGAGCCAAGTTGGGCTTGTCGGCGCTGATACGCGCGCTCCAGAACTTCCGGCAGAAGGTCGCGCATTCGCTTGTCGAACGCCGGACTGTTCATCGGTATTTGAGGTTTCTTTTTCATTGCGCATTGTACCTTTTTTTCGTGAGAATTGCGCGCCATCTTCCGATACCCATTCCGGCAAAAGTCCTACTTTCTGTTCTGCGTAAATGGTATCTGCTGGCGATGCCTTGCGATTTTGTTCGCCAAACTCGCCGTAGTTCACCCATGAGTTCTGGCCACGGGTTTCAGTGGTCATTGCGCGGCGAGCGAGCGGCGAGTACATCGCGCTATGGGAGCGCCATGCGTTCTCTTCGCCGGTTGCACGGAATCCGACACCTTCTTTCGCGTGGCCGAAGTAGTCATGCACGACACGGAAAATATCGTTTGCGAGTGCTGGCTTTCCACTAATCGTGTACTCGGTTTCAACAAGCATTGGATTGTCAGAAACATCGAGAGTGCCTGAGCCAAAGCCATCATTGGTAGGAAACACCCAGAAATGGTTATTATCCACAATGTCGATAATGGCATTGCGGGGGTTGCCGTATGGGTCTTCGCCGGTAATGAATTCGATTTGCAGGCCGGTATCCAGAATCGCCTGATACTGGGCAAGCGTTTCCTGAATCATGGCCTCGTAGGCGCGCTTGGTCTGCGGGTCGCTTGGGTTGTGCGCCATGGCGCTGAACTCGTCAGCGATGGCTTGCGCTCGCTCGGTATCAATTTGCGCGTAGCTGGTAGGCGGGTCGTATTTGAATCCGGCCTGCTCCATGTACCGCTTCGCGGCATCTTGAGCGGTCTTGAAGCCGCCAAATTCTACCGTGCGGCCATCAACGATTATCTGCCTTGGGAGTCCGGCGAGAGTGGTAGGTTGTTCGCCTTCAGCGCTCTTGCGATATTCCTGCCCACGGTCGAGTTCCACCTGCCCATCGCTTCTTCCCACTCGCCGTGACTGCTGAACTTCTCGCGCGGCGGCTTGGCCGGATACTTGGCTATCAGCTCTTCCCTGCTTACGGCTGGCTTCGATTCCTGAGTTTTCATTTGACTCGCCCTTGTTGGTTGGTGTGGATATTGTACCACTGCCACTCTGGCGCTTGGCAACTTCCTGAAGGACTGCTTCCAGTTCCTTGCGGAATCCTTGAACGTCTTTCAGGAACTTGTCCGAGCCGAGATTCTTTGCGCGGCCTGTCAGGCTGTCAATGAAGTCGAGCGCCACTTTGGCAAGGTCTTGGAACAGTGTCGGGTCGAGATTTGCAAGGCGCTTCCAGAAATCGATGTCGCCCATTGCATCGCCAATGGCATCATTGGTCAACTCGACCAGCGCTTCATCGGCGCTCAGCACGGCAAAGCTTTTGTCCGCGCCCTTGTTGGTTTTGTTTCGATAGCCAAGGACATCGCCGTTCACGGCAACAAAGTCGGTCAGGCGCTTGTACAGGTCTTTGTGCTTGAATTGAACCTCATGACCAAGCTCATGACCAGCCACAACGATAGCCGGATTGTTCATGTCTTCCATCAAATACAAAGTTCCGCCCAAGCGAACGCCATCTGCATCAAGCTTGAAGCCTTTACTGACATCGCGGACAACGACAATATCAACCCCGAAAAGGTTGCTTAGTCCGCCAAGAACAGTATTCGTGCGTTCGGGCAATGCCGACCTCGGCACTTCGAGGAAGCTGGCGTTTTGACCGCCTTCGACTCGGCTTGCCGGATTTTGGATTGCGCTGGCAAGTCGCTGGCTTTTTTTGGTTTGTTGAGCCGCGCCGACAGCCTCGATTCCAGTATTCGATTTTGCATACTCGATTTCCCCTAAATTGGTCTGACTCTCAGGCGCTTGGCTTGCGGAGAGAGGCGCAGGCTCTGCGGCCTGAGAGCCAGTTTTTACCTGCGATGAAATAAGCGCATCCAAGTCATCGGTTGGCTCTGGCGGCTGTTGCTTAGGCGCAATGCCACCAAGCTCGGTGATGATGGCATCAAGCTCATTCAGTACTTCAGGATTGTCTTGAATGCCTTGGACAATCTGACCGATAGGGTCATTGCCAAGTTCACCCAAATCCTGAACAGGCGAATTTTGAACTGTAAAGGATTGCTTTACAGTTGGTGGCGCAAGTGAGTTGGCAAATGCGAGCAGGTCGTTATCGTTGTCGATTTTGCCGAGCTTGGATTGCAGTTCGCGGAGCTGGCTTTCTGCCGAGCCTGCCGCGCGGTGCGCTTCAAGGCGAGATTTGATTTCAGCTTGACGTTCGCCAAGGCGCGCTTTGTCGGCGGCGCTGATATTATTTTCTGGGCTTCGGATTACATTGTTGCGCTCAAGTTGCTCTTGCTCGCGCAATACGTCATTGATGTCCTGAAGCTCGGCCTGAAGCGCTTTGGCTTCGGCCTTATCAAGTCGGGGCTTTGTGGCTGACTCAAGCTCGGCGATTCGGTTGTCGATGACAGAACCGGCCTCAGTGAAAGAGCGCTGGGCTTCAGCCTTTTGCTGGACTTCCGCATCGGCCTTGGCCTCAATGGCCTGACCGATTGCACCCAAATCTTCAGGCGTGACTTCGGGAGTTGATTGTTGCGCCGGAGCATCGGACGATTGCCCACGCAAGCGCGCGGCCTCAATGGTAGCTTGCGCAGAAGCAATGGCTTGCGCCGGAGCGCCTGCAACCGCTTCAAGCAAGGCCTCCTGCGGGTTGTATCCCTGCCCAGAAGCCACCTGTGCGAGCGCTTCTGTTGCATAGTCGCCAGTAGCGCCAACGCCGCCCTGAGCGAGCGGGTTAAGAATAGCGGCCTTTGCAGGCGTTGAGGCAATGCGCGAAGGCACAAGCGCTTTGCTAGCCACTCCGCCAGTAATAACGCCACCAGCGCCAACAACTAGCGCTCGCGTTTGTGCCTGCTCCACAGCTTCAGCAATAACTTCTTTCGGCAAGCTCGCCCATTCTTCGCGCGGTATCTGTTTTTCATCCAGATAGTTTGCAATGCCGGATGCCATTTCCTGTTGGTAGTTCGATGCGCCCCCGATTGCGGCTAAGGCGTATGGGTTTCGTGTAAGCGCCGAAACGGCGATTGCTGGCGATGAGCCAGCAAGTGATTCGGTTATTAGCGCCGTTGAATCCAGCGGGTTTTTAACAAGAGTTCCCAGTGTCGGTAAAAAGCCTTTGTCAGCCGCAAGCTCTTGGTCAAATCCTGCGCGGTCTGCCGACTTTTGATAGCGCTCGCGTGTCGCTTCACCGGAAACTTTATTCACAGCAATCGAGCCAAGGGCATCGGCCTGTATAGCTCTTAGTCCGGCAACCTCTTCTTCATTGGCTGGAATAAAAGTGTCGCCAATGTAGTAGCCGCCATAAAGCTCAACTTCTTTTAAGCGATTTGCCGCGCCAGCCGCATCAAGTGCTGGCAAGGTGTTTTTTGTTCCTTCGACCAAGTTGGAAATAAATCGTCCAGCCAAGTTTTTTCCGCTTTCAATTATGCCAATTTCTTTGCGTTGATTCACGCCTTCGCGCGTCTTTACGTATGCGCCATCAGGCGCAATGGCATAGTCTTTTGTTGGGTACGGATTGTTGATACTGCCAAGAGCAGGCATATTCGTGCCACGCCCACCAGAGCGAGTCTTGGCAGGATACCGGCTCGTTATTGGTTGCTCCCACGGCTGGCGCTTGCGCAAAAACTCAGGAACGCCGCCAATGTTGTCGGGTGTCATGTAGTCAATGTCGCTTGGTCGTCCTATGGCCTCAATAGCAATTTGCCGTGTTTTTGCCTTCACATCAGCCATCGGCTCAAGGCGCTCGCGCGAAACTGGAACTTCAGCTTGCTCGAATAAATCATCAAACGAAATAGCCGCATTCTTAGGTGCGGCTTTTACGGTTGGCTTAACCGACTCATCAAACAGGTCATCGAAAGATACAGACATTTTTTATTCACCCATCAGGTCATTTGCTATCTTGCCATATCCAGAGTCAACAAGTCGATTATAAATCGCTTTCTGAGTAGCTTTTCGTTTCTCTTGGTCTTTAATAGAGAGCGCTTTAATCAAGGCTTCTCGCGCTGATTTTAATACAGCGCTTTCATCGGCCTTGGTCGAATAGCCGCCTTCTGGTTTGGGCGGCGCGCGATACCTCTCAGGCGATGTTCTTTTTGCGTCCGTCAAAGCGGCGCGCGCTTCACGCTCTCTGCTAAGTGCGTTTGCCGCTCCGGCAGTTGCTAAATCTTCAGCAATGCGCGCATCGCCAAGAGGCGTTACCGTACCGGCCTGCTCACCACCAAGCGGGTCAAACATGATGCCGTCCTGAATATCGGAGCGCTTCATTGGCTCGCCTTTGATGTACCCCAATGCATTATTTGCGCCACCCTTATCAACCACAATGTCGCCCAGCGCATTTTCGATGATGCCCAAGTCTTGCGCGGCCTTACGGTCTGCATCGAATGAATATCTGCGCTGATAGTCGCCAAGCTTTCCAAGGTCAACAACTTCATTGGCGAACGGGATGTTTGCCTGAATCTCGTTAAATCCTTGCTCTCGCATTGCCGCCTGTGCATTATCCCGCGCCAAGTTGCGGGAACGCACAAGACGAGCATCTTCAAGCGCCTTGAAGGTCGAGAAGTTCTTTTGCAGTCGCGGCAAATATTCCTGCTCAGCTTCGCGCTTAACGCCGCCAGTTAGAATAGCGCCTAAGTCAGCCCATCCGTTCATGCAATACTACCTTGAAGTGTTGAAGTTCCAAGTTTCTTTAGAGGATAATTCATAACCATGCCGTACTGGCTCATGCTTTTTGATAGTCCATTTGGCGTAGTTCCGCTTGCCGCGCCATTCATTCCGCCAGCCACTCCCGTAACAAAGCTCGATGCGGCATCAATCCACGGGTTGCGCTTGATGCTGTTATATCGAAGCTGGTCAAGGAAGTGCTGTCCTTGCGCGGCGCGAGATACATTGTCTAAGTCAATCCCAAGATTACCAAAAGAAACACCTTCGCCTCGGCGCTGGTCAACCGGCGCGTCAATTCGGCTCATCAGGCTCGACAATTCCTTGCCGTAGTCAAGAACGCCGGTCTTGCCTTCGGCAGACGCCTTTTGAAAGGTTTCGCCGCCAGCGCCGCCGAATCCAGCGGTAACTTCGGCATTGCCTCGGCGAAGCGCGTCTGCGTACTCAGTCAGGCGCTTGGTTCGCTCATCGGCACTGGAACTGCCAGTCAGCTTCGTCACCTCTTCATTGACGCGCGCCTCTTGCTCGCGGCGCTTGGCAGACTGGTTGCGAATATCGGTCGCCAATGCTCGGTCTTGTTTCTTTTGGGTTTGCGCCGTGTTGTACACCGGAGCAAGCACCGATGTAGCGAGTAGCGTCAATGAAAGCGGGTCAATTCCCATGATTAGTTACCCCCAAAAAGAACTTTGCTTGGTTGATATGCGCCGTACGCATCACGGTCAGCGCGGCGGCGTACAGCATTTTCCTGCGATTTTTGATAAAAATCCTTAAACACCCCAAAAGAATCGCCAAGGCCTTGCGCAAGGCTGGTGGCTTTTCCAGCTTCCAGTGAAGAGCGCATAGCGGCGGCAGATTGCGAAGCGGCGGTCGTGGCATCCAAGCCCTGACTCGCCATGCTGATAAGGCGCATACGCGAATCCGCATCGGCCTGCTCAAGCTCTGCGCCTCCACCAGTGGCTCGGCGCTGAACGTCCAGCAAGCCCTTGGTGTGCTCTTCACCAACACGGCGCTGTTGGTCAACCTGAGTCGAGCCTCCGGTAAGTCCGCCGCGCGCCAGTGCGAATTTCAGGTTGCGGTCGGTGTCGCCTTTCTGTTTGTTCAAGTCCTTGGTGAAATACTCGCCAAGCGCCTTGACGTAATCGGCGATTTCCAGCTTCCGATTCGGGTTATCGAACGCGGCATTGATACCCGACTGAGCGGTTTTAATGCCAGCCTGCCGTTCTTCTTCGGCCTTTTGAGCCGCCTTAGCTGAAGAGTCGCTTCCGCCCATTCCCATAAATTACTCCTTAACCCTGATATAGCAGGCGGCATCTTGCCCGTCCGAAAACCACTTTTGTTCGTTGTGCGAAAACTTCATGCCAAGACCTTTGACGTACCAGCGGTGCGCGGCAGTGCGCGTCACCAGCGAGTAGTCATGAATCCGATGGCATCGGTCGCTCGCAAGCAAGGTATCCATGATGCGGCGGCTTGCCTTGGTAATCTCGCGCCAGTGGTTTTTCCATCCGTCATCTGTACCCATCATCCAGCTTTGCCAAACTTTCGGGCGCGACTCGGTGAATCCGCCAACGCAATATGCCTCGCCATTTTCATCGAGCAAAGCAAAGTTCACTTCGCCCATCATCGACAGCACCATTCGCGTTGCTTCATCGGGGTCATACTGCTCGACTTGCGCCCATGCCAAATACTGAGCCTGCTCATCATCACGCATACGAAGCGCAATGTGGTAGATGTCCAGAACGGTTGGCGTAACTAAATTCATCGTCCGATTCCCATTGGTCTTGTGCGAATATTGAATTGCTGTAACTCCCAGCCGCCTGCCGCGTAATTCAAGATAATGCTCATGGTCGGCGCGGCAATAGGAATGGGTATTTCCATGCCTGTCATTGTATCAGCAGTAAGCTGATATGGCGTGGTAAATGCGGCAGGATTTGTCTGGTCGTAACCGATGCTGACAGTCGGCGCTGTGCCGTTGCCAACGATGTCGATAGCTTCGAGCATCTTGGTAACGCCGGTCGCGCCGAAGTCGAGCCAAGGCCACTGCACAACACCGGCAACCGGAGCGCCGTCATCGGTGATAACGTCCTCATCCATGACGTAGATGCAGTCATTCGTGCCGTTGTTGCCTCGGATATACAGGTTGTTTGCCAGCGTGGCGAAGCCGTCAATGGTGTATGGAAATTCGTAGGTACTCCACGAACCCATGCGACCAATCTGGTTCTGGGTATAAACGAACACCAGTTGCTTGCCGGAAACTACGTTTGCCGTCACCCAGTACTGGCCTGCGCCCGTGTAATAGGTCGCGCGCGGGGTCAGGCCAGCGGCAACCGCCGCCTCAATGGCTGGCACAATCAGGCTATCAACCGGAGCGCCGACATCGCCACTCTGAAGCGAGCTACTGGTCGCGCTTAACCCGATAGTCCGAATGCCCTGCGCGGACATGAAGAAAAGCTCATCGGCAACTTCTTGTGCCGCTTCCTGATAGATTGAGCCGATGCCCTGCATTTGGTCGAGCAAGGCCATCGCTTCTGGGTCTGGGTCAATCTGCCACATTTGAAAGCCGTTTGCATTAAACACAACAAGATTGTCACGATATAGGTTTAGTACCGATACGCTGTTAGCGCCAGCCTGATTTAAGCCGGTCGGAAGGAAGCCTGCATCGCGCGCGGTTGTCCAATCAAGAGGCGCAACAGTTGCCGAGAATCGGGTTACATCTTCAGCGCCTGCAAATATCTTGCTAGCGCCCATCGCCACAACTTTCGATTGTGGGCAGTTGGCATCACCGACAACCTGCGAGGCGCAAACCCAGTTGATTGTGCCGTCACTAACCACTTGTGTTGGCACGGTAGGCCATGTTGGCTCGGTCACGCCGCTTACCAGCAACGGGTAAGCCTCCCATGTGACCGAATTTTCTAGAATCGCTTCCCATGTCACCGTGCCATCGGTAACGCGCTGGCCTACTGTCGCAGGCCATGTTGGCTCGCTTGCCGCGCTTGTGCCTGCGGCTACTACTTTGTACAGCAATCCAGTCACAACAACTTGCGCCAGATTCCATGAGAATTGGTCGAAGTGGTGAATGTTGCTTGATATCTTGAACGAATACGCGCCAATCTTAACTGTTACCGCGCCAGCAGGCGCAACCGCCGTGACGGTCGATGTTTTCCAGCCACCGTCAGAAGAAGTGATGACGTTACCATCAGAGCGCGATATGAGCGTACCGGCTTGGTTATACCAGTTCAGCGTCACGTTGCCACGATTAAGCCCAGCCGCCGCCGAGCCTTGATGATACATGCAGGATGCAATAACCGTCTTACCAGCGGTTACTGCGCCAGCCGTTGTCGATTCAATATGTAGATTGCCAGTGCCATTAACGACAATTGAATTTGAACCGGCATATCGAAAAATTGTTGATAGCGCGATGTTGCCGCCGAAGTTAAATCCGCTTGCTCCAGACTCAAGGCCGGAGTTTGTAATCGGCACAGCGCCGCCAGTCGCAAGCGTCAGTGGCGAGCGAACGTCATTGAGTGCATATGCGGTAGAGCCTGCCCAAGCTGTCATTGTTGTTCGCTATCCCCGCCGCCGCCATCAATGCCGCCACCAGAACCGCCCGTGCCAGTTCCGCCCGTGCCGCCACCGCCGCCTG